TTACTGCTTTTGAAATCTCATCTCTCACAAATTTATCATTTTCTATCATCTTATGCCGTCAACGCTATTGCTCTTAGATTAGACAATCTTGGTACCTTGTTATGACCGTCTGATAAAAGCACAACTTTGATAGCAAAATATTTAAATGTATTGTAAACTATGCTATCAGCATCAGTATACGAAAACTCTTCGCCAGCAACACCGTCTGGATCAAATGATGCAAGTTGTCCAGTGTTTGTGGTTGGCAAACCAAACTCAAGCTCTCTGAAGTCAAAGCGGTTTGAGTCTTGTGACTTTGTATCTTTTTCAATTGTCAACTCAGTCCACTTCTTCTCATCAAACGGAGCACTGTCTTCTGAGTTTTGGAACTTACCATATACCTTAATCGCTTGAGCATCACTAGCAAGACAATTTGGATTGTATGCTGTAAGATATACTTTAAGGTCTTCAGCGTCTAATCCGTTAGCAAGAGTAATTGTTCTACTAATATATTTCGAACTTGCCGCACCTTGAGTGCCATCTTCATTGGCTGAGCTATTATTAACAATATAACCAAATGCTGTTAAAGCAGCAGATTCAATATCAATCACAGGTGAACTGTATTTCTGGCTACTTGATGAGGAGTTTTCCATATCAATTTGAAGATGGAAAGATTTACCACCACTTGCAACCTCTAAACTACGACTTCTTACGTAAATAGGCTGTGCCGACAAGAAAGAATAATCGTTAAATGGAACATTCGCTAACGCCGTAGCTTCAGTGCCACCCGTCAATGAAAGTTTGCTTGACTTCATATTCGTTAATGTTTGAATTGTATTGCTACGATCAATACTAGGTCTAAAGAAACTCAGTTTTACCTCATCAACACTCGTGATTGTGGCTTGAGCTCCAGATGTAGAGCCTATGATAACATCACTAGCAGCAAAAACGTCACCACTTGACACGGAAGAGTCATCAAGATACAATCTTGCTGGTGTAGTTAAGTCAAACAAAGTAGCTCTACCAACAACGGTTGGGAAGAACTCAGCAGAACCGTCTGAAAACTTTAGATCTTGAACGGTGGTCATAGATGTGCTACTTACAACAGTATCAATCTGAACTACTTCATACCCACCAGATCCATTATGTATTGCAATCCAGTCGCCGTTTGTCAGACCCGTACCACCAAAACTGGTACCGCTACCTGTAATAGTATTATTTCCTGCTACTACGCTTAATGTACCAGCAGTGTTTGCGTCTTGTCTGAAAACTAACTCATCATTTTTGAATGTGCCAGTAACAGATTCTATTGAAAAATACTCCGAATCTTTATTTGTTAACTGAACGTACCCAGTAGAGTTGGAGAAATTTGCTCGATACATCTTGTATTTGATATTTTCATCTTGGTATGCCGTCCAAGTTCTATCATTTGTCGATGTAAAGAGCATACCAGTATTTACGTCTTTTGTCATTTTAACAGATGTAAATGAATCGGTTTCTCCAGTTCTGGCAATCCAAATACGATAATCAGGATTGTCAGCATCTGGCGCAACAACGAAAGCGTATTCTTCGTTAGTTTTTAATGCAATAGGTACTGGGAATGTGACAGTCGTTGCCGCAGCGGCTGTTCCAGCAGCAGCTTGAGCAGTTGATGTTACATTGACATTCGCTTGTTCAATATGAACTTTTGAAAAAGGCACTATTTGTTTAGTTATATTTCCATTTTCCATTTTTTTAATATAGAAAGTGAAACCAAGAGTATCAGACTTTTGCTCAAAGAACAAATCAATTTTGGATAGAAAAACAACATTATCTGCCGGCGCCATAGTTCTTTCAATAAAGAAAGATTGTGCTATTGGATCTGACGCCCCCTCGTTACCGCTAGGTCCACCAGGATCGACCCATATAGCAACATCTGTGGTAGTAGTGTCTGTTCTGGTTGTTGTACTAGTGCTAACATTTCTTTCTATGGTATAGCCTCTGGTGGAAACGGCAAGATTTTGTTTTTGTACAGAGTTATTATAAGCAGTATAAACAACTGAAGCAGTAGAAACAGCAGCAGGACTTTGATTATAAGCAGACACGTCCATGATTTCAAGTTTTCTATCACCAACTTTAAATGTGCCAGCAGGTAATTTAAAGATTGCTCTCACGATACCATTAGCGTTACTCGTTATAGCTGCACCCGCACTGCCGCTTATGTTGAATAAAGCTATATCATTTGGTGCAGAACGTGTAACACTTGCTGGATAAATATTTGCGTTTACATCAACGCCATCAAAATAGAAATAAAATCTCGTGTTTGGTCTTAATCCATGAACAAGAATACGAATATCTCTTTCTGCCATAAAAGGCAAGAATTGAACGTTTGTAACAAAATCACCAACTTGCTGTACGTTTGCTTCCGCTTGTGTTAACTGAAAATCGGTTACGGTTGTGTTTGTTGTTACAAGTGTAGAAGAAGTGGTTCTTTCAAAAGTTCCAAAATTTTGTGTTGAACTGCCAAGAAATCGACTCGTTACTTGATCAACTGATACATCTGAAAGATCAACTAATTCAGAAATTTTGTCAATAACATCTGGTCCAAGAATTGCATCGGCTGAAAGATCGAGCGTTAAATCTGGTGCTCGTGTAACGTCATAATTGTTATCGATTTCTGGGAATATAAATGCTTTACCATTAAACGAATAAAGATCCGTAACGCAGTTTCGAATATTAGTTGCATAAGTTTGATCAATAAGAACTTTATCAGTTTTATTCAGTAACACTGCTTTATTGTTAAAGTTAGTAGTATTATTTGTTGCGTGTACCTTTAGATCCATATTGAATTGTCTGAAACGAGGTGTCAATTCTTTATAAGACGTATCGATAGCAGCAGTATATTCTGGAGATGCAACATTTGCTTTACTGAAATTTTCAAATATATCAGTAAAAATACCATTCTTAAATCTATCAATACCATTGCCATCAAGAATAAGCTGGTCTTTAGTTTGTTGCTCTAAAGAGTTAAGAACGGTATAATATTCTAGATTCTTTAGTCGCCTGTCCATCTTATTGATGTCAGCCATGTCATAGCCTTTTGCCATTCTGTCTGGGCTAATTCTAACAGCATAGTCAAACTTTTTCGAAGTGTTTGCTTGAGCAGATGTTAGAGGAGGATATGCTGGAACTTTAACCAGTCCAAGAGAAATGCCTCTACTTGGTTTTGATGGTGGAGTAGGAATTTCCTGTGCAACACCTTCTAGTATGCTGAACACTCCATCGCCGTCAAGTGTAATTCTATCAATACGTGGTAAGAAATATGAATAGTCAATATCGATATTTTCACCGGGCGCTGGTGGCCAATAATTAGACGATGTAAATGTTGGTGCGTCTGTTATCGCAGTATTTGCTATGCTTGCTGTTGCTGCGGTAGTATTATAACCAACGGCAGAATCTTTATCAGCGTATGGTCTAAAATCTATAACGTTTCTTAAATCATACTGCACATCGAATTCAGACGTATAAACAGGAATGTCTTCATAATCAATTGAACTTGTAGGAAGAGACACATAACTTGTTACATCAAAATAACCCGTATGACTTGTTTCAAAAACTTTGACTTTGAATAATAGAACGTCGCCCGCTGAAACCGTCAATGCTGGCTTTGATTTAACGTAAGACAATCCATAGTAAGCGTCTCTTTGATTGGGATATAATGTGAACAAGTCGGTAACAACATCGCTTGACTCACTAACACTACCTGCTCCTTTGTATACTGCTTCAATCTTGTATACATCAGGCAAGCCTAAAGAATACTCGCCGCTCGTACCGCCTGGATTAGTATCAGAATCCACTTCAATGAAAACTGTTCTTGATTCTTTTGCACCAGCAGAAACATCTCGTTTTCTTTTGTAATAAACTCTGACATTACCAGTCAAACTTAATGCACTGAATCCAGTGATTGTCATTGTTGTGCCACTACCACTAATTACAATAATCAAATTATCTGTATCAACAACATCGCCTGTTGATTCATGCACAATAATAATATCATTTGTTTTTACTGCGGCAGTTAATGTACCGTCGCCATAGTCAAGAGTCAGTGAACTGAGTGTGACTGTATCTGTACTAATTGCTGCTGTTACTGAAACACCTTCAATGTATACTAAATCAGATACTGTTTTGATTGCATTTCTACCAACATTCCAAAACGCTTTTTTGAGGTTCTCTTCATATATTTTTGGAAGACTGTTGACTAAAACAATATCAGCAGCTCCTTCGAAGTTGCCACCGTCATCATTAAATACAACACTCCTAACATCTGCTGGTGTATAAGAACTGTTTGTAATTCTCACATCAAAAACATAAAGTCTATATTGACAAGCAGGAGAACCAGCATCGCCACTATGATATTGCAATCCACGAACTTGTGCTGTACCAATCAATGTGCCAGTTGCTGTAGAAAATGTGTTGGCAGTTGCTGCATTTTGTTCAGCATTGTAGAGTTTAACTTCTGTGATTGATCCATATGGGAAATTGCCTTGTAGTTCATCTACAACATAATAGTTGCCCATATTGACTGTAATTACCTGATCGGTTATTGCTTTGTAGTCAGCATCATCGGCTCTAATAGCAACATCAATTGAACCAAAGGTTTCAATTCGTTGTCCATCAACATATGCTTTACCAGCGCCCACTCGTACATCAAGAAGTGATGTATTAGCGTTCTCTTCAATTGATAAATTAAAACGATCAAGATAATAGTTGCCAGACTCTTCAAATGTGCGTCTTGCCATCTCTTTACCAAGAGTAGAATATACAGTATTTTGTCTCCTACGTACAGGAAATCCATTTTGATATTCTACAAGAGTAAAGAACGTCTCGTCTCCTTGAGCAGCGGCAAGTGTTTTTACTGATAGTATTGGTGTTAATTTGACTCGATCAGCTCCAGGTGCATTCTCGTTATTATATCCTTCTGCATTATCTAATAATGTTGAATCAACTATACTGCTAATAATAGTTTCTTCTGTAACAAATCCAACAACAATTCCGTCTGGAGAAATACTGTATTTTTCTACAACGAGCAATTGCTCATCAACACGAATAAAAGCGCCTTTCTGATAGATGATACCGTCAGAAATCTTCAAGCCAACACCATTACCTATAGTGTTTGCACTTTGACCAGGAACTTCACCAGCCGCTGTTACAGTTGTAACAGTCTGACCATTTGTAATACCTGATCTATAATTAGAAAAGCCCTCTAAACGAATGTTTTCTGTTGTGCTGAAAACTTTTTGACCACTTGTACCACTTTTTACATATCTTAAAAATAAAGTGTTAAGAATTCCCGTGCTTTGACCAGCAGATTCTAATCCAGTGCTGGTATCGACGACAAGAGCTTCAACACCACTAAGAACACCTACAGCTTTTAGATTTTTATAGTTAGACATAACGACTGGTTGACCATCAGTCTGAAGGTCTTTAATCTTAACGTACGGAAGTCTTTCAATAAAGTTAAAGTTACAACCTTTTATGATTGTACCTTCTTGAAGGATATTGTCACCAAATCTCTCAATTTGATTTTGAAGAATTGTCTGTAACTGTGTTAATTCACGAGCTTGAACCGCAACAGCAGGCTTGAAAAGAACTCTATGAAAATTCTTATCTTCATTGAAATCATCAAAATATGGTGCGTTCGTGAAATTGGTATTGAGACCCATTTAAGAATATCCTTTAAAATTCTATTATTAGTCTAACTTTTTCTGATTGATCATCAGAACGTTGAACTGGACGTATTGTTTCTATGTATATTATCTCACCTGTATTATCAACTAAATCAGCATCAATTCTACTTGTGATATTAGCTTTTGCCACATCACCGCCGACAGTAATTGTTTTAATTTCTTCAGACTCATTAAATACACCTGTTACATTATTTAGATAGATTGTTCTGAGTGCTCCTGTACCAGTTAGCCCAACGCCAGAACTAATTGCAACGCCACTATTTGCTGTTGTGTTACCACTATTATTCACATTTTGACTTCCAGCATACGTTGGTCCGTAAGTCACTTTAAATTGTGTATCTGTAGCGGTAGTCGTCACATAATACAAAGGCTCTGTGTTTGACAAAACTGATCCATTTAAACTTTCGAATGAGACAACTTGACCGTTTGAGAATCCATGAGCAATATTTGTAGTAACAATTGCTTCTGAGTCCGTCGATACTGCACTAACAAATCGAGTAATAGTATTCGATACAGCATGTACATATCCACTAGCATAATTCGCATTATCAATGACAACAGGACCTGTACTTGGTTGGCTCTGAACAACTCGTTCGTCTAATGCGAAACCAGTACCAGAAACACCTACACCTAAATCACTACTGTTATCTGTAATTTGAACAGACAATTCGGTCAACTGTGAAAATACGTTTAATGTATTGTCAACGCTTGCAACTGTTGCTATAGTACCAGAAGTCAATCCTTTTATTTGTTGACCAGTAGAGAATGGACCATCAACATTTGTCAATCTAATTTGCCCGCCACCACGATTCGTAACTTTTCCTCGTGAACTCGTAACAAAACTTTCTTCTAAAATCGATTCTAAAGCGGTATATAACTCAACATTAACTCTATCGGCAGTGTCTAAAGTTGTATTTGTAATTGTAAATGTATTAGCAGTATAAGTGGCATCAATTACATTGCTATCTAATTTTGCAATAGCACTGACCAAATCTGCATTATAACCAAAATTATTTCCGTTATTATCTAAACCGCTAATAGCGACATTGTTTCCTGTAAACGTATACTCAGCCGTTAAAACGTTAGCAAGATCGCTTTTTGCTCCACCAACTGTTGTAGTAACATATCCTGTTGTTGCCGCACTATTCGCTGAGTTGTCGAACGCAGTAGAGAGTCCGGAGTCTACCCAAACAGTAAATGTATTTGCATTGCCAGTCGTTTTAGCATAGAATATTTGTTCTGTGTTGGCAACAAGTGCAGTACCATCTAAATTATGAAATGCAATTGCTGTACCATTTGCTAAACCGTGACCATCAGCAGTTTCAACTGTTGGTGGTTCTTCAGAACTAATTGACACAATTTCTCTCGTTACTGTGCTATTACTAATCACATCACTATTTGAGAATGCGGCGCTTGTCGTTGATAATCTAACGTTGAATGTATTAGCGGCATTGTCATACGCAATGATTGTGCCAATTTTATCTTCTGATGTGACTGTTGTTCCAACATCCCAGGTATTAACAGAGCTATTTGCTAAAATGTCAACGTTGGCTGTGATTGTTTGATATCGACCGATGTCGTAAACAAAACTTTGCAATAATGTATTAGCGGATTGTGGTGAATACTGAATTACGGTTTCACCTACAGTGAACAATGCAGGATTTTCTCCACTGTTCAAAGTGATATTCACATTTGCCCATAACGGATCTTTAATCAATCCTATTTTACGATAATCATTTGATGTAGAAATAGTATTGCTTTCAGTATTGGAAAACGTTACTGACACACCAACTTTATTCGCATAGAGTTCGTTAATAACATCCGAACCATGACCACCAGGAGGTCCAAGAAGAACTGATGTATTAGCAACTACCTGACTATCGCCTGCGCCTGTAATTCTGACTTCAGCAAACGTATATCCAGAACCACGATTTACAACTTCAACAGTTGATATTGAGTTTGCGGTACTATTAACTGTTGCAATGGCAGATGCTCCAGTGCCGTCGCCATTGATTGTAACCTTTGGTCCAATTTCCCAAGTTGAACTGAGATCGGGAGTCGTTGTGAAAGCAGATGATAAAACGACACGCCTCTCTTGACCTGTAACAACATATTCAGAAATAGTTCGAACTTGACCAGCGCCAGAACCTGAACGAATGTATATAGAACTATCTTTATAGAAATCCGTTATTTCAGAAACCTTGTCGCCTTGTATTAGAATACCTGAAATGTCGTCTATAGCATCACCATTGCTTTGCTGATAGACTTTCATATTGATTTCAAGATTGACACTTCTTACGTTAATTAAACTTATTGTATCTGAATCTGTGTTTATTGAAGTGATTGTAGCTCCTGCCGGTATACCATTAACAGCGGCAATCTCAGCATTAGCAGACGTTCTAAACGTTACACTACCAACAGCAAATTGTGCTGAGTTGGCTACTGTTAACGTGTAAACACCAGTTTCAATAGAATGAATAGTGCTATCACCAGCAACAGAAATTTCTTTAAATTTACCAGTAGCATAAGCATTATAGTTTCTACCAGCCCCTATAATGTTTATTGATTCAATAGCGCCGTTGATTGCATTTGCTGTTACATTAGCATTTGGTATTACAGGCACATAATCATTTGTAGCAAACTTGCTCCACTCTGATGAACTGATTGTGTACATATATTTCCAAATGTAACCATCACTTGTCTGATAAAATTCATCATCGGCTGTAGTTCCACCAGCACCAAACAAAGGCTGAGACGTTGACTTAGCGCCTCTGTTATTATTCAAGCATTTAAATACATGATATTGGTCTGCCTGTGAGGTAACTACATAAAAGTTATTGATTGTTAAATCTGAAGGATTCTGAGTTTTAGGATCATATTGAGCATATACTGTACCGCTTTCCCAATTGATTCTTTTAATCATATGTTTAATATCTGAAGAAGTCACCTTTTTACCAAAGATTATATCATCCCATGTGGTATTAAAAACATCAATCAAACCAGTGTTTGGATTTGGCGGTGTAGTGTCGTCGGCAAAAGGCAGACTTTTACCAGCAAAAACGTAATAGTTTGTGTTGTCGAACTCTGATACAGATTCAACAAACTGTGCTGCTATGTGAGTTTTGAAATTGTCTGTAACTAGTTTGCCCATCTTCTTCTTACTTTATGAGGTTTCCACAGAATCGCTGGTCGAAGGAGCAGCGGCGACAGTAATATTTATATTCGAATTTTTGATAACAGTGCCAAATAGTTCAGTACCCGCAGTATGAACTACGCTCTTAACAATATCTCTATATTTATCAATTGAAACGCCAGTTTGAATATCATATGAAAATTCTTGATAGTATTTGTTATCATGTATTTTGGCAACATCGCTCAAGTGTGACGTTACCGTAGACCAATATCCTTCACCGAGACCTTGAGTTTCAATTGATGTTGTGGCTGTTATAATTACCGGGTTTGCGCTTCTTGAAAGAGTTGCTCGTTTGTTATCTTCATAACCATATCCTGAATTCGTTATTTCTAAGCCAGTAGCAACACCATCAGCAACAACAACTTCAGCATTAATCGTTGCATTATCGCCCATAACTCTAGATGCTTTTATCGTTTCATATGCGAGAAGTGTTGCAGTTGCTCCACTTGAACCACTTATTGTGTCGTTCACAGTCCACACAACGTTAAAGGATGTTCTTCTTAAAGTAACTATGCCGACGCCGCTTTCATCTAAATTTTGTGCAACAACTTCACCTTTAGAATCACCGCCTTGAGAAATAATATCTCCTATCGTAAATCTTTGACCACTGGACATATTGACAAGGAGAGAATAATCTTGTCTATTATATGCTGCAATATATGGATTAAGCACAGAAACAAATGGTCCAATATTATAGTTAGAACCGACGTTAATTCTTGTTAAAGATGCTATTCTACCAATAGTGAAGTTATCATAGTTAAACATATTTTGAAATTGTGTAGTTGCATCACCATTTACATTTTTAGGAAATCCATATCCAAAATCCATATTCAATGTAACAGTCGCATCTGTACCACCACCATTGTCTGGTAATGTAAATGTTGGTGTTGTCCAATATCCATGACCAGGATTAACAACAGTAATCTCAGTAATACCGCCGGAACCGTCTACCGCTGTTATTTCTGCAAATGCTTGTACAAGTGGTGATCCATCACCATAGCCACCGCCTTCAAATAAAATATCTTGTCCCACACTATAACCTGTACCAGCAACAGTTGCAGACATCGAATTTACAAATCCAACACCAGAGTTAGCAGCGGTGCCTACCACAGTCTGTAATATATTTTGTCCTCTATAGTTTAGATTAGAAAATATATCTGTGTTCAAAGAAACGGTCTCAGGATTTTCAAGAGGTGAGCCAGGTTGAAATGTCGCATTTTGACCTCTGCTCAATTCAAGCACAACTTCATTGATATTTGGTTCAAGCACACTATAGTCAACACGCTCTTCACGAACTGTTTTAATTGTTAAGTCCAATCCTTCTACATATTCGAAATCTCTTGCTTGAGAATATATGCCAACCCACGATGTATTTTGACCTACAACAAATCCTCTTGCTGTATTGTTAGCAATAAGACTAATGACACCATTTGCAGTGGGATCTCCGTTGAGCCAAACATCTGTAGCGCCAGTCAATGTGGTTGCAGATATTGTTTCTTCAGATTGACTAAGAACACCTCTTGCTTGTTCGCCGGGAGTAAATGTGCCATATACAGTTTTAACAATCCATGTATTAGCATCCGTCTCTGCTGATACAATACCAACGGCGCCAGGAATAGTTATCTCAACAGAAGATATAGTAGAGTCTACAGTAGGAGTCGTATTTGAACTTGTATTAGCATATATGGCAACTGTATTAGATACTGAGAAGTTGCCCCAAGCTGGATAAAGTGTTATAGTATCGCCTGTTGTGTTTGCTGCTGTTAAATAGCCATAAGCATATTCGACAAGTTGATTCAAAGCGGTGTTTCCAGATCCTGTAGGATCATCAAAGAATCTCATTTCAACTTTAGATCCTATTTCACCTGTCCAGTTATCAGCGTCATCAACTCCAATAACAATCGTCGATCCCTCTTCCAATACTTCATTGACAATCAGTGAAGCATTGTTAGCAAAATCTATTGATGTTTGATTGGCAAAAGAACCAGAAACAATACCAAGGTTGACAACACTGCTAGTACTACTAGCTTCATTAGCTGTTTCATTAGTAAATGATATTGTGCCGTTAGATGCTTGACTTATGCTTGAAGCGTTGGTAACAGATATAAGTGCAGCGTTTCCTTGTAAGTTATATTCAAAAATATTAATATCAGCACTTAATGCTGGAGCGGTAGTAAAAGTAATACTAGTAGAGTTAGAAGTGTAATTCGTAACGACAACATCATTTACAGTAACAACTACGCTATTTGCTACAGAAGCAGCAGGTCTTGCAAAATCAACTGTGCTATTGTCACCAGTGTGGTTTTGAACTGATACATCGCTTACGCCAAGAACATAGTTGTTTGCTTGATCTAATGTAAGCCACTGTGTATTGATATCAGCGGCAGATAAAAGACTAACGATTTCTTTTTCTTGAACAACGGCTTCGTAAGGAATAAATTGATTTGATGTATTTGAATTGTCAAGACGAATCATGTTTGTTGCAACATAAACGGACGTATAATCATTCAATGTGTTACCATCAGTAAGATCATTAATTGTATAACCATTTCCGCCAAACACAAGATCAAAGTTAACTCGTCCAGTAGCACTTTCGATAGATGTTACTTTTGCTTTTGCTTGCCTGCCACTTTCATGTGTAACATCAAAAAAGTCACCTATAGCATTATTACTACCACCATTAACAACAGTTAAATTTGTTAAAGATCCTATAATCAATGGGGCATCTATAATGTTACCGTTTTCACTGACATATTCGTTTGTTACAAACGAGCCTTGAAGATTACTCAAAAACATAATGTCAATATACTTGCCAGCAACTCGTTTTGTCACTAAAGATTCCACAAACGCTTTTGCCAAAGAGCGATTGCCTGTAATTTGTTTACCAAGAAAACTTTTCGATCTTGCTGATCTTGTAATCTCAATGTATCGAGGTATGTTCCATTTACTATCAGACGGTTTTAAAATATCTACAGTTGGGAAATAAACTGTTGCTTCTTCATTAAACAGCATACGAATTAAAAGTTCTACTGATAACGGAGAACCTTTTGATCGATAGAAGTCCATGATGTGTTTGATAGCAAAACGATTATCTACAGACTTCGCATATGGGAATTGATTGAGATATTTCTCTTTAAAGTGTACTACAAAACTTTCTAATGTCTCATCAATATCACGATTTTGAAACATCGAACGACTGAGTGTAGTCGGAGAAGTAGATGTATTCTCAAGAAACTCATAGTATGCTTTTACAAAAGCAACCAGATTTGGTCCATCTTCACGATAGACGGCAGGAAATTGTTGTTCGATGTATTCGGATATTGTCTGAGATAGATTATGCATTATTTCGTCGCAACTCTTACATTAACTTCAACGTCTATGTCTCTGATTGAGAGCACTCTGTCTTTTGGACCAACGATGTCTTGACCTTCAAGTCTACCATATATTTTAATTGCATTACCAGAGAACGCTGAAACATTGAGACCGCTAATGCTTACTCTACCAGTAACATAATTAACTGTGCCAATATTTTCATTTAGAATTGTAAATCCGGTAACGGTGTTTGTTAAGATTTGTAATGTTCCACGACCATTGTCTTGAATGTAAGCAGTCTTACCATCATAAGTAAATGAAGACGTTCTAACAGCAGGTTTATGAACATTTGGATCTTCTCCTAATGTCAATGGATGATCAATAATTAAACGATTTTTAAAATTAACCGTTATAGTTGATGCTAAACCAAGTGTCGGCACAAAGTCAGCAATCATTCTTACTTCAGTATCATTCGCAACAATAGCAATATGGCTATCATCAATTGCTCTTGAAATTCTTGATACTCTTAAATTTTTATTGAAATCATTTAAATACGTTGTGTTATATGACTGTATGGCATTTCTGACGACGCTTTCAATCTCTCCAGGAGTGGCATCAGAAACATTGTTATTAAAATAAACGGTTGATATCAACTCGGCATATAAGAAATCGGCTGATACAACTTCTGGATATACAGTCAATGGGCTTCGCTCTAATAAAAATCTTTTATAAACTTCTTTAAGCGCCTCTGAAACTCCATCGCCTTGTGTTGTATCAATAGAGACAAACACTTTACCATATCTCGGAGGATCAAGTTCTTCGCCTCCAAAAACTGAAATAGATTGAATTTCGGAGAAGTTGCTTTTCATTAGATTTACATAATCAGATTCTGTTACTGCTCTGTCTTGAACTTGAATTGATTTAGGAGCATAGAATTTTATAGAGTCAAGAGACTCTTGTACTGCACCACCTTCAGCAAATGATTGTGTCGTGACTGTTGCTGGATAACCACTTATGTTTCCTGTTGCTGTAAAAGTTACAGCACCATTTGGTTCTTCACCTGTTGCAATGCGATAGATAACTTCTACAACTTCGCCTATCAGAGGTTCTCTACCAAATACTCCATTACCAAATTCAATTTCATAACGTTCTTGCTCCGCTGGATGTAAATAAAACACTTTATCCGTCGACCCAACATTAAACAAATTTGGTTTAAATGTGTATGAAGTTTTTTCAGCACTTGCCGCAGAAGACGCATACACATTTACGACAATACTGTTTGTGTCAATTCTTTTATTTGAAAGGATGTATTTTGTAGAAGCAGTAACATCAAAATATTCTTTTTCAATTCTACCTTCATAGATAAGCACATCAGCCAAAGAATATGTGTTGTTACGAGCAGTTACTGTATACACTTCGTCTGTGCTGAATGTATATGAAACACCATCTACGCTTGTCGTAAATTTAGTATATTTTGGAACTGTAATAAATGCAGGAGTATCGCCAGGAGTAAACGAAAGAGTTACTTTAGCAGTCGAAGCACGATATGAACGTGGTAGATAGTTAAGTTCTTTTGCATGAGAAACAATCGAAGACCTTAACTGTGCTGAGTCAAGAAACATTTCACCGAGTGCCATGTTTGTATAGAAACTATTCTGAAATGTATTGTATGCCAGAATATCAAGGAGCACTGACATATTTGACCCATCATAGTCATAGTCAGCGAACTGAGCTTGTCCTTGAAGGAATGTTTTTAATTGACTCTTGATTTGATTAAAATCAAGTTCAGAGATAATAGTTCCTGCCATTTTATCTCACTCTTTCTAAAAGTAATTCTAGTGTAACTGGTTCTTGTATGTT